TGTGTGTTCTCCAACGACTAAAGGCAGTTCTAGAATTGAAGAGAGTTACGAAACAAGTGATATGAGAAAACCTTTTGTACAGTGTCCGCATTGTAATCATTCACAACTGTTGCTTTGGAAAAATGTAACATGGGATAAGGACGAAGACGGAGGCCCAATATTAGATAGTACTGCATATGCCTGTGATGGCTGTGGAGTGCTTTGGTCTGAATATGATAGGATGCAAGCGCTTAAGAAAGTTGACTGGCTTCAGACAAAAGATTTTACTTGTGTGCATTGTGAGCACCATAATAATCCTTCGTTATGGTCAGCAAACGAGGACAGAGATCTTTGGACAGATATTGGAATAGCACAATGTGAAGAGTGCAAGATAGGTAAGTGTAGCAACATGCATGCTGGGTTTTGGGCCAATAAAATGTATTCATCGTTTAGACCATTATCAAATATGGTAAAATTATGGACAGAAGCTCAAGGTAATTTAGAAAAATTAAAAGTGTTTATTAACACCCAGTTAGCAGAAACATTTGATACGCCTGGTGAAAGTATTGAGTCTATTCAATTCTTAACAGACAGAAAAGAAAATTATAATGCACAGCTACCAGATAAAGTAGGTCTGTTAACAGCTGGAATCGATACTCAAAACAACAGGCTGGAAGTTGAGATTGTAGGCTGGGGTTTAGATGAAGAGAGTTGGTCAATTGATTACAAAGTTATAGCTGGAGACCCAAAAGATCCAGACACATGGCGACAATTGGACAGTTATCTGCAGCAGAAATTCTATTATAATGATGAGTCATACACACATATAGCAGCTGCTTGTATAGATATGGGTGGCGGACACACACAATATGTAACTAACTATTGTAGACATCGTATAGGACGTCGCATTTGGCCAATTCGTGGTGTAGGTGGCGACGGACAAACCAGACCAGTTTGGCCTAATAATCCAGGTAGGGGCGGAAAACAAAATGTCCCATTCTACAACGTGGGTGTAGATGCTGGCAAGAACACAGTATTCGGTAGGTTGTTAATAAAGAAAGAAGGAGCAGGCTATTGTCACTTCCCACATGACAGAGAAGACGACTGGTTTAAGCAACTCATTGCTGAAAGACGTGAGACTAAATGGAAAGGTGCCAAAAAGATTATGGTCTGGGCAAATCCTAAGAGAGCACGTAATGAGGCCTTTGATAATAGAGTGTATGCGTATGCAGCTCTATGTGGCCTACAATCTAAAGGCTGGGTTTTAAATAAACTGGTAGAAACCAAAAGATTAAGAATTTTATCTGATAGGAAAAAAAGTACATTAAATGAACAAGGGCCTTTACATTCCCCCCAAAAAAGTGTAAAATCAAAAAAGAGAAAAATTGTAAAATCAAATTTTATGGGAAATTAGCATGTCGACATCAGTATTTAGCGGTGACATTTGGACAGACGAGGAGTTACTGGCGCTATTAAAAAAGCTAGAACAAATGTATGCTGGTGGTACAAGACGAGCTGTATTTAAAGATCAGCAATTAGAATTCGGAAGTACCACAGAATTAAAGGAACGTATCAATGATTTAAGGAAAGAGCTAGTCGATCGTGAGGCTTTAACGACTGACGGAGTTGCTACTTCTTCTAAATCAAAGAAACAAGTTAGAATAACATCACGCAGTAGAGGATTTTAGAGATGACTAAAAGAAAAACTACTTCTGCAAAAACTGCTGTTAAAAAACAAGTCAAAGCTAAAGCACAAGTAAGATCAACTCCACCAAGAATAAAAAATAACACAATAAAATCGGTGGTTACTAAAGAGGCTATGGAGAGTGTGGATCCTTTTGTTTCTTCTGGAGCATCAACGTCTCAAACTCAAGTTGCATTTGCGTCCGAACAAGGACGACGTGGCGGCGAGGTTTTGGGTCTAAGCGGTGGTCCAAAGACAACGTCGATAGTCAATTCAACAGTAGCTCGTAGACGTTCGCGGCATGCAGTACTCACGAATCCATATGCTAAACGGGCCATTGATATCCTAACGTCGAATGTTGTCGGTTCTGGCCATCGCTTAGTTTCAGAAGTTACTGACAAAAAATTACGAAAAGAGATTGAAGGTCTATGGGAAAAATGGACTAGCAAAGTAGATATATCCGGGAAACTAAATTTTGGTGGGGTTGAAGCTCTTGCATTTAGGTCCATGTTGGAAGGTGGCGATTCTTTTGCAATGATGCGAACACGCAAAGGCGAGTTTGCACAAGGCCTTGATGTGCCATTACAATTACAATTATTCGAAGCAGAACAAGTGCCAGTTCATATGAACAAATCGAATGGTAAAAATAAGATTGTAGCCGGTATAGAGTTCACGCCATTTGGTTCCATTACAAGATATCATATGTTTAAAGAACATCCTGGCGAATTTCTTAATCTAAATGATGCATTCACAAGTAAACTAACATCAGCAGTCAATGCAGCTGATGTGTTACATATGCACGATGTTAGACGTCCTAATGAAGTCAGAGGTCTTCCAGTTCTGTCTCAAGCACTTATCCAGTTATCAGATTTTGATAGATACAATGATGCAGAGCTTGTTCGTAAAAAAGCTGCAGCATTAATAGGTGGCTTTATTACATATGCACCTGGTACAGAAGAAATGAATGCCTTTATTACAGATGCTGGCGAAGACGATCCTGATAATGAAGACGTACATATAGAAGCAATGGAGCCTGGTACTTTTCCAGTTCTTCCACAAGGATATGATGTAAGATTTTCAGAACCAGCTGATGTAGGTGGTAACTATAAAGACTTCTTAAGACAGCAGTTATTGATGATTTCAGCATCGGTAAATATTACGTACGAACAGCTTACTGGCGATATTCGTGAAGTAAATGACAGAACAATAAGAGCTGCGATGCTTGAGTTTAAACGTATCGCAATTAATTATCAAAAACATATAATGGTTCATCAATTCTGTATGCCAATATATAATAGGTGGATTGAGCTTGCTGTCATATCTGGTGCTATTGTCCTTCCAGCTGGTGTCACAATAGACGACGTAAAAAAAGTCAAATGGGTTGCGGATCCTTGGGTTTATCTTAATCCGCAACAAGAAGTACAAACTAAAATTCTAGAAGTCAGAGCAGGCTTTACTTCTAGGTCTGATATAATTACAGAGCGTGGTGATATACCAGAAGAAGTTGACGAAAGAATAACGACTGAAAGATCACGAGAACGTGATAATGATTTAGTTCTTACTACGAATGCAGGTGTGGTCAGTAATTCTGGCGTAGCGCAAAGTGCAGATCCTCTTGCATTATTACATGATGAGGTACCAACTGAAGGGACAAAAACCAATGAAGATTAATGGAATTTTAGCTGAAAGAATATTTGACCAACCCTTGTTACTAGAACAAACAAAGTTAGGGGTCATTTCATCTTTTCTTGAAGATCGTATAAATAGTTCAGATCTTTCTGAACAAATGGCTTTTGGTGACAGGGACAGCAAAGAGCCTAATTCGCTCCTTACTAAAATAGAGAACGTTGGAGTCATTTCAATAATTGGCACCTTAGTACATAGAGGCGGCTTTATGAATGCTATGAGTGGCATCGTCAGCTACCAACAAATACAAGATAGCTTGATAGAGGCAGCCGAAGATTCTAGTATCAATACAATTGTACTAGATATTGATTCTGGTGGGGGTGAAGTCGAAGGGAACTTTAATTTAGCTCGTTTAATTCGTACAGTTAACGATGATATAAAGCCGGTTATTGCGATTGCAAATGGGCATGCATATTCTGGAGCATATTCATTAGCTGCAGCCGCTGGTAAATTTTTTGTAACAGAAACCGGTGGAGTTGGATCGATTGGTGTAGTGGTTCAACATGCTGATTTCTCTGAAGCGAACAAAAAAGCAGGTGTAAAAATTACTACTATATTTGCAGGTGATAAAAAAATAGATGGTAGTTCAGACTTCCCTCTAAGCCCGTCTGCAGCTAACGATATACAAGAAAGAATAAATATACTGGCAGATATGTTCATCTCTCACGTAGCTGAAATGAGAAGTATATCAAAAGAAAGTGTAAAAAACACACAAGCTGGGTGTCTTTTTGCAGAAAAAGCCGTTAATATGGAATTTGTAGATGGCATCATATCATTTGATGAGCTCGTCGGAAGTCTTATAAATGAGATAGAGCCGGCGTTAGAGTTAACAGAAACTAGACAAAGGATTGAGCATATGTTCCCAAGAAAAAATAAAATAACTAAAACTGAAAAAGTTTCAGAAGAAGTTGCATCAGAAAAAATTGAAGCAAATACTGAAGTAGAAGCTGAAGCAGAATCTGCTGAAGAAGTTATTGAGATAACTGCACCAGAAACTGTTGATTTACCAGAAGAAAATTCTGAAGAGTCAGAGATGATTACTGAAACAGACCCAGCTGAAAGAGCTGCAATGATTTCAGACATGTGTGTCTCAGCCAATATGTCTTCAAGTATATCAGACTTTATTCGTTCTGATATGAGTGTAGAAGACATTAAAGAAAAACTTGATGTTGACAAACAGATTGAACAAGTTTGCATATTAGCTAATAAGCCTAATAAAAGTGCAGCATTCATAAAAGATGGAACGTCGCTAAAAGATGTTCAGCAAAAGTTAATTGATGATATGTCAGAGAGTCAGCCGGAGATTTCCAGTACACAATCTGTTGAGTCAATGGAAAAAGATTTCGAGTTAGTTAAGTCTAATGAGAATGTTGTTTTGGCGAATGCAATAGCACGTCGTGAAGCAAAACAAAAGTAACCAGGTAATCATCAATA